TTATTCAATAACGGTTTTTCTATAACTGCTTTTAAAAATATATTTTCTTTCATATTCTTCTATATTGCGCAGGGCTTACGCCCTGCTGGTTAAACTTATAATATTTGAATCTCTTTGTTACCTATCTCTGTATCTACATTCAGAACCTCGTACTTTTGAACCTTGTAATTATAAACGACTTCACAGGTATTGAAACCTCTACCATCTTCTCTTTGGTCATAAACAGTATTTATATGCTGATACATTTTATTGCCTAACATGAAGTTTATCTTACCTGATGTACAGAAGTAGAATGCTACTGCATACTTCAATGTTTTCTTTTCATCAATCTTCTTTGTTGCCATGATCGTATATCTTTTAATTGTTATTACTTCGTTTCTGATGATGCAAATGTAATGATTAAAATCATACATACAATAAATAAATATACTATTTGTATGATTATTATCATATATTAACAAAACAGCATAAGTATGATTATAATCTAAATATATTTTAATACAAATGACTATATTCAATCAAAACAAGCTGATTTAATTTGTTTATTCGATTTTTACCCCTATATTTGCATCTGATTAAAATCATACACACATGGAAGTAAAGACAATAATCAAGCAGAAAGGCTTCACAATGGAATCCGTTGCAAAAAAAATGGGTATAACAAGGGTTACACTTGCCCAAAACCTTAGTAGAAATCCAACAGTAGGAACATTACAGAAGATAGCAGATGTTATTGGATGCAAGGTTGGTGACTTCTTTGTTGATGATATGGATATAAAAGATGATGCCAACACCATCACCTGCCCCCACTGTGGAGGTAAAATACATTTTGACGGAGAACCACATATGCCGGAACACAAGAATATACGAGGGAAAGAATACTATAAATAAAAAAATATGGAACTAAAAGACTTTATAAAAGAAACACTTAGTCAAATAATAGATGCTGTTTCAGAAACACAAGAAAAATACAAAGATAAACATGTCCTAATTTGTCCCGATGATATTCAATCTGAAAAAGGAGAATATTATATTGACAATGAATCTCATTATGAATATTATAACCGAAAGACCAAAGTACAAAATATAGAGATGGACATAGCTATTTCCGTTACCGAAAAAGAAGGTAATAAATCAGGAATAGGAATCGCCAAAATTATAAATGTTGGTACTTCGTCAGAAAATGCAATACAAAATGAAAGTGTTAGTAAAATAAAGTTTTCCATTCCACTTGTTTTACCAACAAGTAATACAAGAGAGTATTACCAAAAATATGTGAAAGATTAAAAGTAAAGCCAGAGCATTAAACTCCGGCTTACTCATTGATAACCTCATTAAAAGCAATAAAAGCGCACCAAAATGATGCGCCTTCTGTTGTCAATTAGTTCTTGATTTTATATCAGAGCCTCACGGCTAGAATATCAGAATCTGACAGCTTCCATTCTTCTGAGAAGATTATTATATCTCTCTTGTATAAGAGCTCTTTGTTTATCGGAAGCAGTTACAATCTTTCCCTTATATTTCCGCATGACAGATTCATTCATGCCAATTTCCTTTGCAAACTTACTGGCATTTATGAAAGGAAATGCCTCGAAGAATCCGCTTAAATCATATACGTAATCAACAGAATACCCAGACTTATACCACACAGGAAAGTCTCCATGTTTTTCTTTATAATATTCAGCCTGCTCTTCAAGTACGGACATAAAATCATCTTTCGCTTCCTGCTCTGTAAGCCCAAAACCGTACGCTCCGTTCACATCCTCCGAATATACGGAAATACCCCCATCATTCGCCTTTTCAATAATTGCCTTAATCTTCTTCATAATCGTGTATTTTAAATTCGTCAATTAAAGCACCCACCGAAGTGGGTGCAGTCCTTTCACTTCTTTAACCCTGCCTTTTTCAACATACTGTCAAGAGTACCATTGGGTATCTCTTGAGACTGATGTCTGCCAACAGGAATAAAGTAGTCAAAGTCGGGATGAACATATTTATAATGTTTCTTTCCCTTTTTGATTGTCCAGCCAGCTGATTCAATCAATTTGTAAAACTCTGAATACTTCATAAAATCAAAGAACATTTTTAATTGACACTACAAAAGTAACATATTTGTTACAATAAAACAAGCAAAGATGAAGAAAGGAATAACATATTTGTTACTTTTAACACCGTGTACACATAACAAAAGCCGGAGCACTAAGCCCCGGCTCATTAATTGATTAGCCCTTTGATTCTTAACCGATTTACGATTTCGGTATAAAGATACTCTATATCCCCGCTGAAATCCCCATAATTCTGATACAGAAACACGACATCAGCGCAGTTGTCGGAAATTGTACTCTTGGACTGAACCCCAAGTACCCTTGACATCTCTTCGCGTAACCCAGCTGTCATTTTCCCACCGGCAAGCGAACTTGGAGAAAACAGGTACAGGATAATGAAGATGAACTTCTTCCGCTGGGTAACACTATCAATACAAGGGGGAAGACTTCTGCTATTCAATAGCTCAACGAAGATTTTATAGATATCCCTAATAAGGCTTTTATCTCTCAAAATCGGTGAAGCTAAGGTATTTTCTTCCTCTGAAAGTTCTGATTTCTCAATTCTAATCTTTTTAAGGCGAATTATTTTGTTAAAATCCAGTTCCATAACACGATTATTTTAAAAGTAAATAGTATATTTGCATCATAATCGTGTAAGGAAGAGCTGATTCATGGTCGTGCGTGGGTTGGCTCTTTTTCATTTTTCCCCATTCGTGCTGACGAATGGTTTCTTTTCCAAATCATAGCAAGTGATATATACCCGTTTCCCATTAACATCACATAGAGCAAGGGCATATCCTTTCTCTAGTATTTTAACCGGCTGATTGTCGCAATAGACAGTACTTCCAACCGGAACTCTTATAAAATGACGTACTATCATTTGATTATCTTTAGCTTGTTATACCAGCGTGAAGAAAAAGGGAACCACCCGATTAAGAATGATTCCCCGAAAATGGTTACTTTGTATAGTTTGCTCATGGATTTTTCTTTTTAAGTATTTCAACACATTCCTTTATCCCATCATCGAAACCCTGTTTATAGCCTTTAGTATATTCCCCTATAGTATATACCGCCATTGACAGAAAAAATAGAAGGATACCTACAGGCTTATACCAACCGGGCAACGAGATGGAAAACGGCTTAAATGTAATTGTGAGATCTCCAACCCATAATAGGGCGATAATACATATGATTGTAAATATAATTGTTTTCATAATCAATATCTTTTTCCGTTCAACTTAGGTCTTAATTCGTTATATCTTTGTTTCTGCTCAATATGCCATAGCAAATCTATGCCAAGATGTTTGGCTAGTGCAAAGATTGAAAATATCATCTCATTTACAATCGTAGAAAGATACTGGTAATCTACAATTGGTTTGGTAAATATGGAATATATCGCTTCCGTGAAACTCAATTTGCTGTACATACAGGCAATATCATCCATATATTCGGAGTTAATATCATTACTAGCAGATTCAAGGCTTATTCCTCGAAATCCTGCAAGGTCAAGCAGGCGTATAACCGCATCACTTAGTTCGTCTGGAAGTGTGTCTTTTACATTTTTTTCAAAGGAACACTTAAATCGCTTTTCTTCTTCCACTAATGCAGGATAGCGATTATAGTCCATTTCAAAACGTGATTTACATTTCTTTCCTAATCTTCCCTTTCTTTCCGCTTCCACAGCTTCCATAAGCTCGGAAATGACAAGACAAAGGCAGTGTTCTTCACTAAGTCTTTTATCGTGGAAACCATGCTCACAAGCTGTCTTATAAGCTATATTCCGTAGTTCGTTCAAATTAATATTTTCCATAATCATATAAGTTTTAATGCTTCCTGTAAACCTGCTTCAAGTGCTTCCTCGTAGGTATTATAACGGATAATAGGCCTGTCAGACAATCCTATCAAGTCATGTCTCGGAATTGTCAGTATATCATACGTCCAATAATTTCCATACATATAGGATATTTCGATATGCAGGTTCTTAGTTTCACGAAGCCACTTTTGGGCAACATACAACACTGGACACAAAAATTCAACTGGTTCGTTATCTATTTCCGTACAACATGACATACTTTGCGGAATGTCGTATCTTCTAATAATATTATCGCAACTTATTGTGTGTTCACACTTCCAATTAAACCCTTTCTCTTTCAGCATCTTTGCTGTTTCCAATGTTACAAGTTCTTCGGTCATGGTTATTCTCCTTTCTTCTTTATTCCACTTATTTTTTTGCATTTTATTATTAGAATGTTAGTTTTTATTAGTAAGTTTGCAAAAACTCGTAATTATGGATATTGTATCTTTATTTTTATCTATCATCGCTGTATCGGTTACTGTCTATAATTGCTATAGACAATATTTTAAGAAAACGGAAGGGATTGCTTTAACTATATCTGGTGCTCTAATTGAAAATAACGAATTAAAAGTTTGTCTTCTTTATACAAACATAGGAAATCAAACTGCTACTATCACCAATGCATCTATTTTATTAGATACAAATAGTCTGGGACATTATAGTAAGGAAAACCATGCATCCATTTGTGATGGGATAACTCCATTTACCCTTTTTGAAAAAGGGCAAAAAAGCATAACGATATCTTATCGATTACCAGATTTTAAAGACTTAGATATCAATAGTATATCCATTAGGATTCTATCTGCTTATACTAACAGGGAAGGGATATTATTTAAAGATAATCATTCTGTGGGGCACTTGAGTACTAACGACACAAAAAAATGTTTTGTATGTGTTTCAACAGATACTCATAGGTTGTCTCAGAATAGAATCATTATGTCCATGCAATAATTACTATTTTCTAATCTGTTTAAATTCTGGTAAAACACCGAGATATAAGTACTGATTATCAACGGTTCTGTGTGCTGTAATGTAGAATAATACATCGCCTTCATTTTTAATGGCGTCGCATCCTTGTATAAAGTCTCTTGAGTAATATGCAGGAGGTATGATTTCCCCTATATAGTTATATAACCTTTCGTCAATATAATCACCTGGCGATAAAAAGTCATCCAAGTCTTTATCCTGTTTTGCCCATTGTTTAAAAGTCTTTTTCATTTCGATTATCCATTAAACTCATCCATATATCCCATTTCTTTCAAACGGATATTAAACTCTTCAACCGAATCATTATTAGGAATGAATCGCTCAAGAACATCGTTAAAAGGGTGCAGATAGTTTTTTAAAATATCATTAGCCTCTTCTTCTCCACGTTCCTTTCCTAATCGGTCTTTGCATATTTCTATGTAATCATCTTTTGTCATATTGTAGTGCGTGACTGTATCAACAATTGTACTAAACCTACAATATAAGCCGTTTGGCTGTTGGGCTATAAATGATCCCATAATTACCTCCTTTCTTATTTGTTATTCGTTAATTGGCAGTTTCATAAAGCACATCCATATTGTTTTGCTCTGTCTTCCGGTAGTATGTCCGAAAAGAGGTTTGAACGGGATAACAGACAAAACTTCCGCAGCTTTTATCTCACTCTCATTCCATTTGAATACAAGAGTGCCGTAAGGCTTCAAGACGCGCATACATTCATCAAAACCGCTTTTTATCATTTCTTGCCAATTATCCGGAAGCCTACCATATTTCTTTGCCATCCATGATGTTTTGCCAAGTGTTTTCAAATGTGGCGGGTCAAACACGACCATGTAGAAAGAGCTATCCTCAAACGGCAAGTTGGTAAAATCGGCTATTATATCAGGTTTTACTTCTATAGTTCTGATTTTATCTCTGTCCTTGGCAGTTACTATTTCCGATCTCTTATCAACGAATAAGGCAAGAGGATTATGTTTGTCAAACCAAAACATCCTACTGCCGCAACAGGCATCTAAAGTTTTCCATTTTCCATTAAGCTATTTCTTTTGATTTCTTCAATCTCAACTTTCTCAATACTTTGCAAAGTGCTTCAGTATTTTTTCTCGCTTGTGTAACCTCCACCGCATTCCCGATAAATTTCTTTTGGTCAGCTTGTGTGCCTATTAAAACATAATCTTCAGGGAATCCCATAATCTTTTTGAGTTCCGGAATGCGAAGCATCCGCATTTTAATATCCACTATGCCATACAGTGCCATGAACTCCTTTATCTTCACGGTCATAGGACTATCATTGTCGTAGATTTCAATCGCTACCTGACCGCTTTCTGTTGCTACCAGATAGGGCGGCATCTTATCCATGCGGGCTATTAATGTGAAGCAGGGGCTATCAACAGAGCCGCCAGCACTGTTGAACTGTGGATTCATCAGATAGTGCCATTTCCTGTTTGCGGTAATGGTCTGGGAGGGTTCCTCTATACTGCTACCTACATTTGAGAATGCAGTATTCATTATCCACGGCTGGCATGTTACCAAGTTTTGTTTCGGTGTTGTGGTAACAGCGGGGCATGGCGAGTTTATATCAGACACCTGACCACCTCCAGAATATTGATTCATAAAAAATGGAGATACAAGGGAAAGTCTGTCTTTAGTCAGAAGTGTAGGACAAGGCTGATTAATATCCTTTCCTGTATCCTTAAAGTTATAAGAACACATAAATCGGCTTTCAATTAAAGCCATCCTGTCCTTCGTTGTGACCGTTGGAGCTGGAAGTTCCACCGAATGATTATGCCCGTTCCCATAGTAAGCCGATACAAAAACGTGGTGGTCTTTACAAGTGATTGCTCCAGCCGGTTCTTCCACTGATACGTTCTTGCTGTCGGGGTGTCCGCTAAACTGTTTAGAGAGGAAACAAACTTGCGCTACTCCAAGTCTGCCTTGCGTGGCTACCACCGGACATGGTTCGTCAATCCCAGGAGCGTTATATTTCCCTGTACGGCTCATAGAATTATACTTTACGAGGAAGGCATCCTTTCCTCCGGCTACAAACTTGATAAGTCCGGCATAGATACGTTCAAGCGTTTTCTCTGCAAGAGGCTTTTCCCTGAAGATGGTAGTTCCTTCATCAGAGAAATCAAGCACATCTTTTACCGGCTTCCACTTCTCCAGCCGCGAGAACATATCTTGCCTACCACCTTTACAGTGGGTCGGTTCTGGGAATACTATCGGCAAGTTCTTTTTAGCAAAGATGCCGAAGAAGCGTTTTCTTGTGGTGTAGGCACCGAAGTCGGCAGCATTTAAGATGCGGTGCTCAAAGTTGTAACCGTACTTCTTGACATTGCGCACCCACTTTTGATAAAGCCGGCCTTTGTCCATGCTGATAGGTTTCCCATTCTCATCCATATCTCCCCATGACATAAACTCTTCTACATTTTCAATCTGAATGTAGTCAGGGTCTATAACATCAATATAACGGAAGAGATGTTCTGCCAACGTTCGGCTGTCGGCATCTCTCGGCTGACCGCCTTTGGCTTTCGAGAAGTTAGTACACTCCAAAGAGGCATGAAGCATTATCATGGCATCAGGGTATAGCTGGCGGATACGTTCTACAATAGTGCTTATCGGGGAAAGTTCCAGTGTACGGATATCCTCAATAAAGTGAAGTGCATCAGGGATATTGGCATCATGTGAAAGGATGGCATTCTTGTCATGGTTCACACAGCAAACAACCTTTCCACATCTATTTCCATCCAATCGTGCTTCTTCCACACCTTCGGATAAGCCACCGGCGCCACAAAAGAGATCAATAACAAATAGTTCTATATCGGACAGACCTTCAATGGATTTTAAGATATTTTTCTGCGATTTCATAACTTCTCCTTTTTAAACAGGTGGCTGAACGCATTATCCAAATCCAAGTCCAGATTCAGTTTGGACGGGAAAGATTTAATGTATTCGTACATCTTATAAGCGAGGTTGTCATCATCACCGCATCTGTCAATCAGTGTGAGCAACATGGCGTTCACCATGTCAGAATCATTACCGAAGTTTTCCTGAGTGGATTCGCTGCAATGATTCACATCACTTTTCAATCTCTTTATCGCGGCTATGGCTGTGTTGAAGTTTCTTTTTGAATCGTGCCGCAATTCAAAGCCTTCCTTCTTGTATTGCTGCTGCATTTCTAGAAGGTTGGTTTCTAAAACGTCCGTGAGGACAAATACGATGTTGGTTATCGTATTCAGTTTGTCTGTTCCTTGCATAATCGTGTATTCTTATTTCTAATTCGAATGAATCCCCTTCGTTCTGTTTCTTCTAACAGTGGAAAGTCTTCATTCTTGATTTCACATTCTGTTTCGTAGTTCACGGAAGTATAACTTGGGATATTGAACTTTTTCCGGATTCTTACGATAACATCCGGATTTCTTGTTACCCAGTAAACGGTTATTCTCATGGTGATATCAGCATTTTTCTAGCTTCCTCATCTCCTGCATCAGCACGGTGCTTGATTTCAATGTACTCAGCATAAGAGATTCTGTTATCTCCACGCTCCTCTATCTCTTTTTCACGTTGGTTTCTGTATCGTTCACGCTCTTTCCGTTCAATATCTTTCCGACGTTCAGAAACGTAGTCCAGCATCGCACTTGTTATTTTCAATGGATCTATTGAACCGTAGAACCGCCCATACTTCCCTGACTTAAACCGTGCTATGAAAAAACAGATTTCAGCGGCATTTATATAATAATACTCCGAAAGGAATATCTCCGATAGTTCAGAAAGTTGCTCTTTCGCTATCTTGGTTGAAACTTCTGCAAAGTCATTCAATGAGCCAAATTGTATCTTTAGCCATTCTATCGGTGTTTCATCCCCATAAGTAGAAGACAATAGCCCTAAACTCGGAATGCTGTCATTCAACGCCAGTTCTGAATGGGTTGCATTACATCTGACAAGTTTGAACTGCAAATCAGGGTTGTAATCAAGAATGAATTGTGCAGGATCGGGATATTTATTCAATAACGCCCTCTGCTTCAAGTTCCTTTCTCTTTTTTGCGGCAGCTTCTCTAACGGTTGTAGCGACTGCAAGAACTGAATCACGTTTTCGCTGCTCGCTATCCTGTTGATTTTTACTAAGTCTTGTCCCATTATAGTTTCCTTCCAATATTTTAGTAAAGTTTGCTTGTTTGAAAATCCAATCAAAGTCGCATTTCCAATTGCGGTCATTAGCTCCAAGTAAGAACGGGGATTGAAGAATGAGATTGAAAACACTCCTCACTGACTCTTTCCCATATTGGGCTATCCGGGCTTTTACAGCCTTTTTTCTCACATCAGTCATTGATCTTATCTGCTGGAGTCTGTCTTTGAATGTGGTATTATAGTATTCCATCAATCCGCTGTAATCAATCTTTTCAGAGGGGGAGGGCGAAGAAAGCTTGGCTTTCTTTGATACTCCGTCAGGAGTATTTTCTTTCTTTTGATGTAGAGATATATCTATATACTCTCTTTCTTCTTTCTTTGTATTTGTGCCCTCTGTGTGCCCTGATTTTTGTAAAAGTTCGGATTGCGGTAGATTGCTGTTCATGGGCTGTGCCCCAAGTTGTGCCCTTAGTTGTGCCCATTCGTGTCTTAATTCATTGATTTCCTTTTCAATACCTGTGTCCTTACTTGTGCCCTTGGTTGTGCCCATTGGATTATATTCTTCATATTTACATAAGGTTATAAGGTTCATTCCTTGATTGCACTCAACAGTTATCATACCTTTCTTTCTAAGATGCACAAGAAAGGAACGCACCTTCTTTTCAGACCATTTCCAACGCTGTGACAGAAATCTTATGGATGCAGGATATTGACCTCTTGAATAAGAGATTTCTCGACCTCCGATACTCTCCTTTCGGGGCGTTGCCTCAAATCGTGCAGACTGAATTAAGTCTAACCACGCTTCGCAACTGCTAAAAGTACGGGCTTCATTCCACATTTCATTCGAGAAAAACCTGCGGCTTAGCCTCAAAAATCCTTCGTCCATAGTCTTAGAATCTCACGTTAGTTAATTGCCTTCCGTTAGAAAATACAGCCCACTTACCATTACCGCTATCAAACAATCGTAAATCCGACACCTCTCCGAAACGTTTGATGTTACCGCATAAATCCACAATCCATCCACATTCTTTAGAAGGATGCGGGCGGATGGCACGACCGACTATCTGATACCACATGGCAAGTGACATTGTAGGACGTGCCATAACGACCGTATCAAGTTCCGGATAGTCAAAGCCAGTCGTAAGTACACCCACATTAGCTACTACTGGAATTTCACCAGCTTTGAACGCCTCAAGAATATGTTCACGTTCTTTCTTAGGAGTATCACCTGAAACGATAGCGCAACCGGGTATTGACATCGTTAACCGTTCCGCTTCTTTCAAAAAACGGGTAAAGACCAAAATACCCTTCCGTTTTCCTCCGGCTTTGGGATTCATCAGCCTTTGGACGATATGAACGAGATAACCGTAGAAGTCTATCCGTTCATATTCTTTTTGAACTGACCTATCCGTATAGTCGGCACCAGTAGTATTTACTTTCAAGTTAAGTTCATTCCACCCTGAAGGATTCATTGAATAGTAATCCAACTTCGCCAAGTAGCCCATATCTAATAGGGTTGATACCTGTACATGATAAATGACCTCTGAAAAGACATGAGGTTTTGTCCGAGTGATAAATTTCAGCATGGAGCCGAAATCACGACTGGAGCTTAAACGGTATGGCGTTGCTGTCAGCCCAAGAACCTTACACTTCACTGCATCAAAAAAATCCTTGTACATTCCCTCTTTGGGGTTTACAAGATGACATTCATCCACAATGATGTTCTTGAAGTGGGTAAACAGTTCGGGATGATTCTTCACACTGCCGATGGTGGCAAATGTTATCCGGCTTATCTCCTTTGAGTTAAAGGATGATGAATAGATACTGCAATCAAGAATACCGTATGAACAGAGTTTCTTGAAATTCTGTTCGAGTATTTCCTTCGAGGGCTGGAACACCAAGGTATGACCGTCAAGCCTTGCGGCTATATCTGCTATGATAAGCGACTTTCCGCTGCCCGTAGGTAACACCATAATGGCATTTGTTTTCTTCGCCTTGTTATTGAAGAAAGAAACGGCAGCATCAGAGGCTTTCTGTTGGTAATCTCTCAAACGGAATTGCATTTTCTCAATAAGTATTTGATTAATAATTCTTCATTTCTATTATTTCTCCTAAAGTTCTGCCATGCGGCTCCATAACTAAGATTATGCTTTTCGCAAAATTCAGAAAGAGAATACCGATTGCCATCAATATGTATATATACAGTATTAGTTCGGTTTCTAACCTGCTCTTTTCTGGTAGCCCATTTACAGTTTTCAGGAGAATAATTTCCGTTTACATCTTTTCTATCAATAGTAAGCCCTTTTTGATAACCACTATTCAAAGCCCAATTAACAAACGACTCAGGATTATTTTTCCATTCTTCACAGATACCTATTCCCCTGCCTCCATAATTTTTATAGCTTGAATGTTTAGGTGAATAGCATCGTTCTTTCATACATCTAAAAATCCTATAAATATCAGTTCTTGACAAACCGTGCCTATAATTATACTTAGTGATTCTATCTTTTGTTTTACACCCACAACTTTTTGATGTTCCATTTCGTAATCCATAAGCACTAACAGAATGAATAGAACCACAATCACATTGACAGATATAATAAGATTTAATTCCTTTATGGTCTAATCTATCCAAATCCTTATGCAATACAAGCCATCTACCGAACTTATGTCCTGACAAATCAGGCATCTTATTACATGATTTTTTATAACTCATAGCCCTTTCTCCTTTCGTAATTTCTTATTAAGGGCCTTGTAATACTTGATTAGCTGTTCGTACTCAAAATCAGTCATTTTGGAAGTGCTGGCAACTTTGACTTTCAGCAAATCAAACTTCTGTTGACCGATTTTAGTAATTAGATTCTCACGGTAGCCTTCAAGGTGGTCGGCACGGAAACGGTTGCACGCACGGCATTCGGCATGGCAATTGTTCTCATCAAACCGTGTTGCCAAATGTGTACGACTGAAATAGTGCCCGCAGTCGGCTTGCACGAATGGTTTTATCTGTCCACATGATATACATCGGAAGAATCCGTTTGGCATACAATCACGAAGCCGGATAAAAAGGGAAAACTCCTTGTCGAGCTTAGCTTTCAAATCCGGCTTCTTCTTTACTGTTATCCCTGCTTTATCAAATAAAGGCATAGGTTTTTCTTTCTTCTTTGGTTTTCGTTTTATGTAGTATGGCATTATTTTATATATTTGCGGGTGTAATATTTGTATTCACTCTAAAATCATATTTATATGAAGAACTATCGTATTATTTTCACTCATCATGGTAATGAGTATTCCTTTACAAAGGCGATAAGTGCCAATTTATCACAGTATAATTTTGAAGTAGCATATAGAACTGAAATCAGAACTTATATGACAAATCATGGATTAAATGGGAATTATGAAGTTGTTGGTGTCATAGAAATATGAAAAGTAACTATTAGTAAATAAGAGGATGTTTTTATCATTAAGCATCCTCTTGTTATGTGGTGGTATCGGCAGGATTCGAACCTGCATGAGCTTTCTGCTTTGAGTAACCCTTCCGGCTGGGTAAAGCTCCAGTACTCGTCGTGCGTCTACCAATTCCGCCACGATACCAGATGCCCGTCTTTCCGGGCTGTCAATTATACTTCGATGATTACGATGTCAGGTGCAACACCTTTGATTGCTTCAATCTGTTCGTCAATCACCTTGTTTTTGTATTCCTCAATGGTTTCATTCGCACCAGCAGAAACCAAAGAAAGTGAAACATCACGACCATCTACATCAGCATAAATTTCAACTTCGATTTCCTCACAAGCAAAGCCTTTGAAAAGAGGAATATTCAGTTTGAAGGATTTCGGAAGATTAGAATCAACCACCTGAGAATAATTATCCGTCTTGCTGCCGTTTTCCTCTTTGCTGCGCTCGATGTCTTGGTTAACCTTTGCTTTGAAATTCTTCAAAGTGGAAACCAGCATCATGTTTTCTGATTTATCCTTGAAGAAAGCACGGTGCATCTTGAAGAACTGGGATAGCTTGACAGGTTCCCATTTCTTATCCGTGTTAATGCCAAATTCCTGCATTTCTTTTGAAGCCTGTAAAATACCACTGATTCCAGTCTGATAGTAGTTGGTTTCATCAATAGTTAATGCCAACCCCATCTTATCACGGTTTACGATGATATTGGTCGATTTCTGATTAATCAGTTCGACACGCTTTTCCAACCATCTGAGAGGTGCATCTATCGTTCCACTGATAACTACTCGCTCCGGTTCTTTCGGGTCAAGTGCTACCGGTGCTTCGCCTTCTCTTAATACTACTTCAATAGGTTTGCCGTTGTAATCTTTAGGCACAACCAAGTTGATTTTGTTTTCGCTCATGATTCTGTTCCTGTTTTACGGTTAATACTGAATACTGTCTTTTGCATCTCCTGTGGCATAATGGGACGGCTATAAACCAGTTCGCCCAGCTTGTTGTAGAATCCTGCCATCTTTTCCTCGTGATAGAGGATTTTGGCACATTCTTCATTTTCTACAAACTCAGAACCTCTCTTAATGTGGTCCAAAAGTTCCTGCTTTTCTTCGTTCAAAGGTTTCAGACGTTCTTTGAACTCGTCCATAGCCTCTTTCTTTTCTATCTCAATATCATTGATGGTGATTGATACTTCAGCTAATGTTTCTTTCTTTTGCGCCAATTCTTCGGGTGTGAATCGGTGAGTATAACCGATTTTCTCCACTGCATCGGCATTGTCCTGAAGAAACTGCCATCGTTCCTGTTCAGGAATGTCTTGTCCTAAAAATTTGTCCATATTATCTATAACTTATTTTGCCAAACTCATTGTAAACCTTTCTTGCAGTACCCATAGTATTATAAACTGGAATATAGCTTCTTTGAGAGGCTTTCTCTATTTGGTGAATACCGCTGGATTTAGGGTTGATTGATTTTTCAGGATGAAAGAATCTTGCTACATCTTGGGGAAATTTTCTTTTCTTCATAATCTCAATTTTTAAATAAATTCATTATTACGTTCAATTTCTTGTTGTGCGTAGATAAGCATCTGTTGTTCGTTAGCGGCAGGCAAATAGATACCTGCCACAGATGCGCTCCAGTTTCGGAAACGGTCAATACTCAAAGTCATTTCACCTGTTGTCAGCTCGGCAGAACTGCGCAAATAGGTTACTTCATTGCCTTTCTTGTTGACCATCTTACGTTCAAACAAATCACGGTTGCAAGTCCTCTTATAGAAGTCAATTTTTGCTTCGCCGAGACTGCAACCGTACTCACCACCGAAATACCCTAAAAGAAGATGCAAGTAGCTGTTTTGGGCAAGCGTGCGGTTAGGTAGTTTCTTTTTCACTTCCACCACCGCACGTTCACTAAATAGCTTGTTTACATACTCCTTGAACTTGGGTATTTCATAATGATTTGATAAATTAAATATCATTTTTCTTTTTCCAAATATAGCCACCAGCCGTTTTCCTTTTGCCGAGCGTACAAGCATTGATACTTGATGCAGCAACTTGTGTTTCAAGAGAAGCCACTTTTGCACTTTCAAATTCAGCTATATAATTCATTTGTAATCCAAATTGCACAACTGGAATTGAATGAGTTATAGACATCTTTCTTTTAGAAAAACTTGAATGCTTTTTATTATACATTGGATGTTTTTCCCCTTTTCGGCTCATTGACATTCGTTTTTTAGTTTCTGCATTGATAACTTTACCTTTAGCAGATTTACTAAAACGGCTTTTAGTAATAGGATTATTATTGTTTTCCGTGCGAGTTACCCACCTTAAATTACAAACATTATTATCCGTTCTAATTCCATTAATGTGGTCTACCTCTGGTTTATTAAATGGATTGGGGATAAAAGTTTCTGCAACAATTCGATGTAACAGTCTTTTATCTTTTCTCAAAGTAACATAAACATATCCGTTCTTTACTCCAACATTTGGAGTAAGCACCTTATTAGGATTCCGAACTTTACCTGTATTAGAAACTTGATAATATCCATTATACCCTTTTACTGTTTTCCAAATCTCTTCCATATCATTCTTCAAGTCGAACAACATACGCTAAAAAGGCAAATCGTCCTTTACATTGCCATTAACATCAACCGGAGGCGGGAAATTCTGTGGCTGTTGCTGATAGGTCGACTGTGGCGCTGGCTGTTGTACCGATGTTGTTTGTTGGGATTGCGATACACCACCACGCGCATCTATTTTGTAGCACCGGATAGATGCCATACGTTTGAGTTCTCCGTCCTGATTCGTCCAAGAACGCCCTTGTAAGACAAACGATACAGTAACAACATCACCCTGATTAAAGCGGTCAAGTTCTGCACACTTATCGCCTGAAAACTCTAAGGGAATAACATTCTCATACTCGCTACGCTCTCCCGTATAAGGGTCGTAAGTAGTAGCATCTAAAATAAACTCCCGTTTTGTAAATGAGGAACCACCGTTTTTGGATGGTATTTGAACGGTTTGTCCAATTTCGATTATCCGTCCGGTTATTTGGTTTGCCATTAATTTTCTCCTCCAAAAATCTTTTTATCGGTTATAAGTTCTCTGTTTTCTTCCAAGAACCGGATAAACTCCTCACAATGGTTAGTGAGGATTGGTATATCACGTTCAGGATTGAAAACGTATGTTTCTGTATAGGTATCTACCACATAACCGCCTTTGTTGAACTCCACAATGTTATACTCAAATGTCCGTACATCAGAACCGTTCTTCATTAAAGCGTATGGATATACTAAATGCTGGTGGTGATCTTTGAACTTTCCCACGGTATAACTACCGGTTGTTTTGATGTCGTGAATACTGGTAGGCATCAGTTCGTCAATCAAACCATAAACCAAAACATTGCCGTATGCGGTTGGAAGAATCGCTTCTACTCTTTGTTGGGTTAATGCTCCTTTGAAGTAACCGGAAAACTCTCGGCAAAGTGAGATTGGGAAAGTAAAAACACGATTATTATAGGTAGCTTTCAAACCTATAACCTCGTTGGTCTGAACCTCATCGTAATACAAAGGTTTACCTGTTTCGTCACAAGCTCCTTCGCGTATTACCTTATATATCTTTTCAACCTGCACGGTTTCGGATTTCCGATTTTCAACCATACAGTCAATAACCTCATTAAAGGCTGTTCCCTTGTCTGCCGCTTCGCTGTCGAATGGCTTGCGGTTAATCCGGTCTATCAGTTCTTGAAACTGTTGTTCGTGAAATTCTTCGGGAGTATGGGGTGGATTTTCTGACCACCCCCAGTACTTATCCCAAATCACATCACTATTCAGATATGCCCCAAAGGCATCAAGAAGCGTTGCGTAAATACGATATTTAGGCTGCTGGTTCATATTTTTTTTCTGAATTAAGTTTCAGATTCAAAGACTTCGCTTTGTTAGCTACCAACTTTGCCGCCATTTGCTTTGAAGAACCAACGTGCTCAAAGTTATCTATTTGCGCGATAAAATTATTGGCAGATTCCGCATCCGTAATAAGTTCGATCTGTTCTTTTATCTCTTCAATAACTTTATCATACTTTTCCTGTGCCTCTTTCTTGGCAGCAAGCATACCCAAATACGAATTGATTATCTTGGCGGTGATAAAGTCGTTCTTTGCGGTTGGATTACCATTCTTGTCAAGGATGGTAGGAACTTCCATCACTGAAGGAAGATTGCAAGTATTCTTACCGTCATTTCTTGAAGTTGGGTCAAAAGTAATAGTACGTCTTTGGACGCCTCTTTCGCTTTTCATTTCAAGATAACCGAGCAAATCCAGTTCAGTAACGATGGAGTTGTAGGACTTTTCACGCAAGGCAGGGATAAACACGGTATCATCACCTTCTTTCCGTGTGTCGCGATGGGCAACGAAAATGATATGTTTATTCAGACTTGAAAGTGTTCGTGTCATCCATGAAAACTCCGCATTGATACCGCTCCAATCCTTGATAGACGGTTGGCGGCTGCCACATTTATAAGTAATGATGAAATCCATCATCTTGCCAATGGTATCTACCACGATTGTCTGATAGGCAGACAAATCCTCCTGCAAGACCTGTTGAACATCACTCCATGAAGTGACCTGTACAGTATCTATGTTTCCCAAATGCGCCATATTCATACGCTTAACGCCATTATCGAAATCCAATAATAACGGTTTCGGTGCGCTCAATGCCACTGTTGATTTTCCCATACCAGCCTGACCGTAAATCATCATCTTTACAGTGGTAGGAATTACTAATTCATTTGATTTTTTAATAAGACTCATAATCGTAAAATTTAAAGGGTTTATATTACTTTCATTCTATTCAAAAATCTGTTGATCGACTCCAAATTGTACCAAATCATTTTTCCATCTTTGGCAAATGAAACCTGGGCGTTATTCCTAAGTTTATCAAGGTAATCAACGCTACACCCCAAATAAGCCATCGCTTCATCCTTATTAAGCCAAAGTTTCTGTACGGATTCAACCTTTCCTCTTTTCATATCATATCTTTCAGAAATTCTATTTTCTCTTCTCTAATCCGTCTTGCCCTACGCATATCCGAATGGAAATCCTGATAAAACGTAATTGAAAACACACATAATAAACAACAGGCGATAACAGAACGGGCTATTGGTGGGAAATCCATAGTGAATTTCATGCCAGCCAGACGCTCATATAGCATGGTCGCCAGTTCTCTTCCATTTCTTACATGAAGAATCTCAAAAGCCTTCTGCAACTGGTTGTTTATCGTGCTCACAGCCCTGCATTTCAAATCGGCTATTTCCTTCTTCTCATACCCTTGTGCATACATTCGTGCCGTAATCTCGCATTCAGGTGTAAGTTCATTAAAAACTCTCTTCATAATCGTGCAAGTCAGCTGATTAATAATTGCGGATAACCTCAATATATCCGGCTTCCCTGTTAGTGTCCACCGAATACAAAGTTTGCTCCTTGTCTATTATCCGGTCAATCCTTGCCAGCCTGTTAAGATCAGCGGTACACCTGCGAAGCTGTCCGGCAAGCTTGTCGCTAAAGTCAAAGCTGATTCTGTCATTCTTCTTTTTCAGCTTTTTCTTGATTTCTGTTCTTTCTTTCAGTTCTTTTGCCATAAAAGTAAAATTTAATTAATGATTCGTGGATGGTAAGGGAATCGAACCCCTCTCAATCGTGCCAATTGTTTGCGCAACACGAAGCTCTAACCGATAAGCTAACCATCCGATTAAAAAAGGTGCACTATCCTCACGGACGGCACACCCAGTACAAACACAATATAAAACACGAATATCTAATCTATTATCATAACAATGCTTTTAACCGCGTTCTTGAAATGATCAAACTTCCGGTTCAAATCACTCCAAGATTTATACCATGTATTTTTCTCTTCAGCTAATTTCTCGTTAGCCTCTTCCAGTTCCTGCACACGCCTTACTAAATCTTCATGCGTCATGCCTCTTAATTCTTCCACTGTCATAATCGTATAAATTTAAAATGTCGTTAAAAAGGTAGGAGTCGAACCTACTTCTTGTAAGCTAAATGAATATATAAATTAGAATATAAGTTAATACCAACAATTAATCGCTTACACGCATTCCAACAATGCTACTTCATAAATTACCGCCCAGCTGGTTTACAAGGTGATTGTGCACTCATCCCCATGCGCCTTGTGCCGGATTATAGGACTACCTTTTAGCGGTCTGTTTTAAGTTCTCTATAAGTTATTCTCATGAGCGACACACACCCTACACATATAACACTCATTATAGTGATAGAGAATATTTTCATAGGACTGTAAGTAGTGATAGCCCCGTAAAGCATACCGGCAGCACATATACTAACCAATATAGATAAAATGAATTGGATTGTTTTCATAATCGTATAAATTTAAATAAGTACCTGTACCCTAATCGAATAGCAGAACCTTATTTCAGTTCAGTACAGGCTATATTGTCGAAAACAGTACGGACGCCTAACCCGTATGCTCACTGCTCAAAGACGATTCTTTGCGGTGTTTTCTATTAATTGTTAAACATTGCACAGCTCACAAGCCCCAACTTGCTTATGTGCGTTCGTTATCTTTGGTTGGCAAAAACGGCTTATGAATTACACCGTAATTGCTTTTACAGAATTTCAAAGAACTAATCAATAGTACCCTACCCGATTCTCGCTATCGGTTGCCGTTCAATCCGTCCGTAGGGCTGTCGTGCGTTGCATAATCGTGTATTATGCGTATCGGCTGATACCTTGTACCCGGCATAGAGCATCGTAATCCATGCCATCATCTTCACAAGTTTCAAAACCTTTTAAGGCATCTTCCAAACTGTCTATCTCATCCGTTATCAACTGGATAACTTCTTTTTTGCTATCAGCATTGAACATCAGGCAAACAGTCCTTTCATCGTTGTTGTGAGCTGCCTCTAAATCTTTATAAAGGCTATCCAACTGCTGGTTAATCGTGTAAGCATTCATATCCATATCTTTTATGCGATTGACATCAGATTAGCTTTTTTGAAGCATCTGAATTCTTGGCGTTCAGTATCATAGTAAGTCTGGACGGTATCATTCTTTTTTCTGTTGTCAGTACCAGTGATGGCAGGCATCAGCTTTTCATTTAGTGTACCGTATGCCTCACGAACGGAACCATCCACTTTTTTGAAGTAGAACTTCACTATCTTCTTTTTCATCTCACCTTTCAGTTTCAAATTAGCCCAAGCGACCTTCATTGCTTCGCTCATGGTGTAGCCATTACGCTTAACGAACTGCCAAGCAAGGCTCATTACTTCGTGTAAAAATTCTCTTGTTCTCATAATCGTGTATTTTAATATGTTTATACTATTTGAAATCTGAATTAATCTTCGTTTCTTTGTATCAGTTTAATTTGATAATGCAAAGATACTACTATTTTTCAGTAAAAAGAATCTATTACTGAAAAATAGTAGTACAACAACACTATTTAACTATTAGAGCAGGTTATACCTTATTATAATATGAAGAAAGAAGACAGAAATAGAAATTGGATAGCGCGGATAGCACTGGGATTAAGTGTCATTGCAATATTGCTATGGCTATGCAAATACGAGCCTGTAACATGGACTCTATTCGATTCTATGATTGCTTTTCTTTCTTTCGTTGTAGGAGCATTAGCCGTAATGGTTGGATATAACATTTTTGGGTTAAAAAACGACCTTAAAAATGAAATAGAAGAAAAATTACAGGACATAAGTGACCATCATGTAATTCATACAGCAAAAAATATGATGTATATAGAGATACGCCTGCTACACATGGCTATGAAATTAAAAAATATAGCAGATATAAGGCAATCTATTTACATGATGCTTGAGAGCACTGAAAAGACTAAAGATAAGGAAGATATAGATTATGTTATTAATCAGTTGAAAGAACTTAAAACACGATATGGATATACACTGTTTGACGATACATTCACAAGGAAACTAAAGATTAAACTCGGAAGGATTGGCACTTTCTCTGATAGCGCGCTTCTCTTCCTTCAAGATCTTGAAGTATGATTCTTTTGCATTATCAATAAGCCTGTTTGATTCTTTAAATGGATCCTTACAGATTGTTTTGTTTGGCATATGAGATGACTCTTCTATTTGCATTCTCATTGATTCAAATAGAAAAGGATTGATTATTACCATAACTATAAAAGTAAAGCGACCAACTCCAAAGTTGCGGTTTGAAGTTAAGTCGCCTATATAGTCCCTTAATGGGAATAGTTAAACAATTTAGTCGAAATCATCCGCAACTTGATTCCGACACAAATATACTGAAAGATAACAGTAAAACCCAAAAAAGATGAGCACAAAAGAAAGATTTGTTGAATATTTAAAAATCAAAGGGATTGGACAAACCGCTTTTGAAGAATCAGCTGGTTTATCTCGTGGAGCTATTGCCAAAAAAACGGGCTTTAATGCAGATTCAATAGAAAAGATAGCGTCTGCTTGCCCTGACCTTAATATAAATTGGTTAATAACTGGAATTGGCAACATGACAATTAATACCAATTCGTCAATCACTGAAACTCCAACCACGAATAAAGATATTAAAATACTTGATATACGTGTATGCGCAGGACATGGAATTGGATTTGACGGAAATGAAAACAAGGTTATTGGATATGTGAATATACCAGAATTTACTGGATGCTATGGAATAACCGTATATGGTGATTCTATGTACGATATGTATATGTCGGGAGATACAATCTTTGTCCGTGAAATAAAAGACAAACGAAACATAGACAATGGACAGCCGTATGTAATTATAACAAAAGAAGACAGACTTCTTAAAATGATTCATATCGACTACGAGCGAAAAAAAACAATATTGTCTTCCTACAACAATATAGCTAATCCGGATGGGAAAAGAAAATATCCCGATATGGAAATTGACATAGATAATGATGTAATTCATTTATACAAGGTTGTAGGTAAATTAACGAGAACGCAAATGTAGTTACAATAACAATACTATGAAATTCAATCAATACACATGGAACCTATATAAGCAATCTTCTGACGGACAAAAAGCTATTAAGGAGTTTGAGGAAGCCAATGAAAAGATGACTGAATACGAACTGTTTTCTAAATACAATCCTAATTCAGCACGTTTTCTTTCAGAAGACTATTTTGTAGAAACATGCGACCTATTTTGGGCTTGCTCTTTCGACAGTGCAGAAAAGCCCGAAAACCATGAATCTGCAAAGCAATTTTATTATACACTCACGACCAAAGGGATATTTGATGAAGAGCATGTAGCAGTAATCAATGAGGGCGAATACCAATTAATGCTATCTGCTAATGATATGTTGTCATTCATGTTATATTACTTTGCCCCTGAATACTTTTTCCCAAACCTTTTCAGAAGTCGTTTTTTCGTTTTAAATAAGATAACAGACACATTCGAGATAGAACTTCCTCTTATACCTAAAAAATCTGATTATAAATCGAGATGTATGTATTATTGGGAATTGTGTGAGGTGTTTTATCGGTTTAGAATTGAAAACCAACTCTCTCCAGCAGAGTTATGCGCATTTTTATATGACTATGCACCCAATTTCATTTCAAAAGAAAAAACAGATATTCCACAACCGGCACAAGCATGGTTCATTGGTGGGAAAACAGCCCCGATAGAATCTACTTTAGATTTTACTTTTTGGCAGGCCAATCCTGAAACCCAAAAAGGCGATATTCTAGTTCACTATGAAACATCACCAGTTAGCGCAATCACTTGTTTGTGGATCGCTCAAACAGATGGAGTGATAGATCCATTCTTCCACTATTACAGCAATACGTACATAGGAAATAAGATAAATCTACCTCATATAACATTGAAGGAACTCCAAGCCGATGAATACTTCTCAAAGCATCCTCTTATTAGAAAGAAGTTCCAGGGAGTAAACGGATGGCCAATGAGTAGTGAGGATTACTCCGAACTTCTGCGAATGATAAAGGCAAAAGGATTTGATATAGATACCTTACCAAAGCTATATGCTCCTACACTACCCCAAAATATAAGTATAGAGATAGAACGGGACGTAGAGCAACAGTTATTAGAACCATTGCTTAACTCTATGGGATGGTATGAAAACAAAGACTTCATCCGGCAGTTACCAATCCAAGCAGGGAGAGGACATAGGATATTCCCAGATTATGCGTTACATTATGGCAATAAACCAAATGAGGAAAGGGCAAAAGTGTTGATTGAAGCCAAGCTGTGTATGAGGAATAACAAGGAAAGAGAAGAAGCATATTTGCAAGCGCGCTCATACGCCCGATTACTTAATTCTTCTGTGATTGTTTTATGTGATAAGGATTACCTGATTGTTTATGAGAAAAAAGACAGCTTCGACCGGGACAGATACAAGAAATACTGTTGGGGAGATTTTGAGAATCCAGATACTTTCAACGAATTAAAGAACAAACTAAATATTTGAAATTATGAAAAGAGGAATAATACTATTTTTTTCTTTTTTATTTTCTTGCTTGTTAAATGCTCAACTTTCCATTCAGCAAGATACTATAAGATATGTTATGGCAAATCTAAATTTGAGAGAGGCTCCTAATACAACCTCTGCTATTATTACTCAAATACCTAAAGGCACTCAAGTTACCATAGATGAAGACTGTGAATGTAAATGGATTCCGGTAAACTATAATGGATACATAGGATATGTTTCGACAAAATACCTTTCAAAAGAAAAAATTGAATGTACTACTACATACAATAACAGTACATCTATTAAATATTATACAAATTCAAAGGGAGAACGAGTACAATCTCCAACTTATTATAATTCCGCGCCTCCTGGAGCAACAGCTTTATGTAGAGATGGAACATATAGTTTTAGCAAAAGCCGTAGAGGAACATGCTCACATCATGGTGGAGTTGCAAAATGGCTAAAATAACAAATTAGACACACAAGATTATGATTGACTTTCTAACCATCATACTCCTAATATTCGGAGTATTACAAATTATTCTCTTCTTCAAAGTATGGGGAATGACAAACGACATCAAAGATATAAGGAACAAGTATCTCAAAGACGAGGATGAGAAACAAAGAAAAAACACAGAGCATGACGCTATAACCAAAATAAGTGGCGGTTCTAAACCAACAATATAAGCCGGGCATCATTTCCCGGCTTTTTCTTTTCCAAACACATAGTCAATCACTCTCCTATTGGCATCGTCCACCTTCTTCTGATCGAATTTGATATAGATACTAGTAACATCAGAACCAATCTCATGTCCTAAACCGGCAGATATAGTTTCTTTAGGTATATCAAGTTCCGCAGCCAATGTAGCCCATGAATGGCGGGCCCAATATGTGGACAGATCCGGAAATAACGGTTGGCGAACCTTCTTTCCTCCCAGCCCTTTACGCTCGAATGGCCCTATATTCTTCAGTGCCTTGTTTATCCGACTGATAAAATCTTTGTAATTAGAATACTCGTCCAAAACATTCAAGAGATATTGCCTTCCCTTATATCGATCAATTATACCCTGCGCTTCCGGTTCTATCTTCACTGAATACAATTTTCCAGTTTTTCGACGATGATATTCAATCCGCCCGTTGACTATGTTCTCCTCTTTCAGCAGAAGCATATCCCCTATATTTATGCCGATCAAATAAAACGACAGCATAAATAAGTCCCTGTATCTCTCCTCAAATTCCTCGCATGGATAGGCTTTCAGTACTCTAATCTGCTCGATGGTGAGAGAACGCTTTCGGGTTTCTTCTTTCTTTATCTTGAATTTCCTAAATGGATATAATGTGGTTATCTCTTCATCAATGGCATAGTTGAAAACAGCACGAATATTCCGAATATGAATAGCATAGGCATTTATCTTCATTCCGCTTCCACTCATCCAATTCTCGAATGACACAAGCCATTTTCTGTCCATAGTATCGAATGTACAATTAGGGTCAAAAGCCAGCAGTTTGTTTCGGGTAGTTTCATAAACAATCTTTGTGCCGGCATTATTCTTCAATGAAACAAATTCATCCAAATAATCAATGAATGACTTTTCACTCTTTTTCCTGCCGCTAATAATTTCTTCCAAGTGAGATTTCAGCATCTTATCGGTTATCACTTTAAGCTTTCCCATAGAATGCATGACAAGAAGTTCATTCTCTACAGCGGCAAAGATATTGCGCAATGCTGCATTTTTATATTTATAATTTGGTTCTTTCTTATTATAGCAACTTCCATCCCATGCTTCAATGGCAGAATCAAACCCCGTAGAAAGCAATAATTTGCTTTCATGCTGGATACGTAACTTAATAGGGTATTTATTGTTAGCCTTTGCCCTTCTTGTGTCAAGATAGAAATTAACGGTAGCCATAGTCATTTATTTACGGTGCAAACCGCTTAAATTTGCACCTGATTTGCACCGCAAATATAAGAAATAGCCCACAATAACCACCAATAACAACACGAATAATCAATTAACAAATAAAAAAAGTAGTTAGAAATAAATCTAACTACTTGATTTTCAATAGAGCGGCAAACGGGACTCGAACCCGCGACCCTCAGCTTGGGAAGCTGATGCTCTACCAACTGAGCTACTGCCGCATCTCTAAAACGGAAACAAAAGTAATATA